GAAAATTTAATTTTATCTTCAAATGATGGTAAAATGTCATCATTAGAAATTGCGGAACTCACGGGTAAAGAACATAAAGATGTTATGCGATCAATTCGTAATATGGAGTTAGCTTGGGAGAAAATTAACGGGCGCAAATTTGCGCTGGTTGAATATAAAGATGCTAAAGGAGAAATGCGACCTTGTTACAATCTTACTAAAACGGAATGTTTGTATGTGGCTACTAAATTTAATGATGAAGCGAGGGCAAAGCTCATTCTTCGGTGGGAAGAACTTGAAACAAAAGCGAGGAAACCTCTTACTTCTGCTGAAATGTTATTACAACAATGTCAGATGCTGGTAGAGCAGGAAAGAAGGTTGAAGGATGTCGAGGAAAATCAAAAGAGCATCGAGGAGAAAGTTGCGGTTATCGAGGCGAAGACCCAAACCAGCCCGAATTATTTCACCGTTGTTGGTTACGCCACGTTGAATGAAATAGACGTGAATATAAAGCTTGCGAGCTCGATAGGAAGGAAAGCCGCAAGTTTGTGTAAAAAGAGAGGGATACCGACAGAGGAGATTCCCGATCCTCGTTTTGGAAGGGTGAAAACGTACCCGGAATCAATATTGAGGGAAGTGTTTGACCAACCATTGACTCGAAGTGTGGTTAAATTTTAATTGAGTGATAGATGAGTTTGCTAAAAATAAAATTTGTGGTTTGAATCCATTATCGTACCAAAGTTTAATAATGTTATTGATAAAGCTAAAGATGCGTGCCTAAACGCAGAAGAGAATACTGAAGACCATTTTCTCCATGTGGGGAAAATGGTCTACTTGGTTGATGTAAAAAATTTGATATTGGAATTTGTTTTTCTTGATCATTGTAATACCTTTACACCATAAACTTAAAGTCATGAAAACAGAGAGTATTCACATAAAATTTGACGGGCAAAACCATCAGATTGATGCAAACACGTTAATAAACACGCTAATTCACTATAGCACGGTTATAAACGTTGCTAACGACACGATCGGTGACGGATCTCGTAAAGTGAATATCAAGATAAATGCCCTCGAAAAAGGTTCTTTCGTGATAAATATAGAACTTGTTGCTTCTTTCGTGCAAAATTTGTTTTCGGCTGAAACTATAGCTTATCTTTCAGGTTTAGCAACCATTGTTGGTGGCGTGTACGCTTTGTATGATAGACACAAAGGGAAGCCTGTTAAGGAAGAAACAAATATAAATGTTGAAAACAAAATTATCACGATCAACAAAACGACTATCGAGATATATAACAACAAAGTAGTCCGTGAGGCGATAAGCAAGTCTATTGAAACGGTGAATGACGACCCTGCAGTTGAAAGTGTTGAGATTGGTAATGATCGTGGTGAGTTTGTTAATTTCAAGCGAGAAGATTTTAACGATTTAATATACGATGATTTCTCCACTGAGGATAAAGAACCGGAAGAAAAGAGGTTGATAGTTGACGCTACACTTGGTATAATCAAGTTATCATTCGAGCGTGGTAAATCGTGGGAGTTCATGTATAATGGTTTTAAAATATCGATCGTGGTAAAAGACGATGATTTAATGAAACACATTGACAGTGGGGCGAGATTCGCAAAGGGTGATTCTATAAAAGTCAAGTTAGAAATCGTACAGAAGTACAATCCTAATTACATGGCTTACGAGAATAAATCATATCGTATCGTGGAATTTAAAGAACACATCAAGGCACCGACTCAATCTAAAATTGACTTCTAACCTACATATTTATATTTTCAGTATCAAGCGAGTAGAAACACTCGCTTTTTTTATCTAGCATCCGCATTCGAATTGACATGAGAATCATGTATTGTGTTTCAGTGTGTTGTGTCGTGAATTACTGAAAATATGGTAAAAACCTGACACTGTCAGGTTGATTTACTTGTTCGATCGTGGGAACTTTGTAGGAAAAAGAAACGCCATGAAGTTACTCGATCGTGCATTGAATAAAATAGGCTACACTAGGAGCGTGAATGTCGAGCAAAAAGGCTCGGCAAAAGAGGCGGCGGCCTCCGTTATTCCTTCCGTGCGGGTGAATAACGATACCGCTTTAAAATTCACTGCCGTGTTCGCCGCTATCCGGTTACGTAGCGAAAATTTGGCATCGCTTCCCAAACGAGTATCGATAGAAACGAGTAGCGGGATGGTCGTGGATACCAAACACCCGGCTAGCATCGTGATTCGAAAGAGGCCTAACGGCTACATGAACACGTTCACGTTCTGGGAGTATTTGAACGCTTGTCTTGACGGTTGGGGGAACGCTTTCGCCATCATCGAGAGTGACGGTCGGGGTTACCCGGTGGCGTTACACCCGGTACATCCCCGTGACGTGAATGTCATCTACAAGAATCAGGAAAAATTCTTTAAAGTATCGGCAACCGGGTTTTCCGGGATGTACGAGGATGCAGAGATTTGTCATTTTTTCACCCTTTCTAACGACGGTATCACGGGTATAAACCCGATCACTTACAACGCTGATGCTATCAGCCTGGGTATTTCCGCTACCAAGTTCGGGAAAGAGTTTTTCGAGAACGGGGGTAATATTAAGGCGGTGATGGAATCCGACAAGATCGTCGATCAAGACGTGTTCGAGAGGTTGAAACAACAGGTCCGGAATAACCACGGCACGGTGATCCTGGAGGATGGAGTGAAGTACAAGGCCATCGGTATCGCTCCCGAGGCCGCCCAGATGTTACAAACGAAGTTATTTTCGATACAAGACATCTCCCGGATATTTAACGTTCCCCCGCATATGCTGGCGGATCTTTCCAAGGCCAATTATTCGACCGTGGAGCAGCAAAATATTTTATTCGGACAGTACTCCATGCGGCCTACCGTGAAACGGTACGAGACGGAACTGGAACGTAAATTATTCCTCGACGGGGAGAATTACGGGGTGAAATTCGATTTACGTGGCTTGATGCGTGGAGATTCTCAAGCCCGGTCAAACTACTATAACACGATGATTCAAATCGGGGCGATGAGCCGTAACGAGGTCCGGGTAGAAGAGGGCTACGGGCGTGTGGACGGGTTGGACGAGTTTCTCGTTCCGTTAAACATGGGTAAGAACGATGGAAAAACAAAACAATAGATCATGAAACAAGGCATTTACGATAGAATGGCGACCCGGGCAGCGATCCCGGCAGACGTGGAGGAAACCCGCACGTTGGAGTTCGTGGCGAGTGATAACACTCGTGATAGTTACGGCACGGTTCTACCCGTTGACAAGTGGGACCTTGACAGGTTCAATAAAAACGGGCTGATCACCTACCAGCACCAGTATTACAGCGGGGACCCAGACTCGGTGATCGGGAGGGGAGAAGCGAGGGTGGAAGGTAAGAAATTGATCGTCCGTGTCACTTTCGAGCCTGCCGAGTTAAATCCCCGTGCGGAGAAGGTGTTCCGGAAATTG